ACCACCGCTTTCAGAATCGCGGAAGGGCCGCTAAGGGAGAACCGACCCGGAGGAGTGGCAGAGTGGTCGAATGCACCGGTCTTGAAAACCGGCGTGCGTGAAAGCGTACCGTGGGTTCGAATCCCACCTCCTCCGCCACCCTGCTTATGGGCCCCCTTCTCTGGACAGGACAGCCCTCAAAATTTTCTCTTATATTAAAGGGTTATAGAGCTTGAATGGTGCTGGGAAGAACACCTAAATCACCTTGGCAACCCCACATAAGCGCTCTCTCCCTTGTATTTTCTCCGGACCTGTTAACCACGCATTTTTTGCTACGGTTTCAGTAACTTGCTGAATTTGAATCAATAAAATGTCTCGCTGTTTTTGAGTCCGAGCGGAGTCGCGCAAATGGCGCCAGCGACTCGCGTCCAAATCTTTGAAGTGGTGGCGGCCCATTTTGCCTTTATGACAACAAAAATCCTGTCCAAATCATTGACTTGAAACGGCTCGGCGTCTGTCTGCATAGAGGGGTTTCAGCCGCTTTCGTAGCCAAGCTCCACCCGCTGCTCTGCCCAAACTGGCGTCATCGGATCGAGCAGTTCAGTCATGCCTACAGATGGTGGGTTTCCATCAAGGATCGCTTCGATGATGTCGGGCGCCAGCAAGGTAAGCCGCATGACGCGCGTCAGGTATGATGGCGATATCTTTTCGTGCTCTGCCAGCTCGGCGATCGTTCCCATGTCGCCGTTTTCGATGATTTGACGCCACCTAAAGGCGCGCGCCACCGCCTTGATCAGCGTGTAGTCGGGGCTGCGATTGTTCGTGCCGGGCGGAAGCTGCACCTCTTTCCGACCGCCGCGCTTGGCCACGCGGAATGGAATGGTGATGGTCACGGTATCGGGGATCGCGGATTTCTTGGTCATGCGGCGGCATCCTTACCCTCAGGGCTGACCGTCAGTTCGTGAGCCAACTCCGCCAGACCATCGATGCGCATCCGCACGTTGATGGCATTGGTGCCAATGTCGACCCTCTCAACGGCCAAGGCAACGATACGTGCCTGCTCGGCTGGGAAGAGCTCATCCCACAGCGGATCAAATTGCTGCAGCGCCATGCGCGCCTCGTCGAGGGTGATGTCGCGACAATGGCCTTTCGCAGCATCCCACGCGCCGACGATGATTTCTGGTTGGCGAAACACCGCGCGGACCTGATCGATCACAGCGGTCTCGATCTCTGCGGCCGGGACGCGGCCAATCGGGCAGGATCCAGCCCCGTGCTTCAAGATCGACTGGCTGACATAGTAGCGGTAGAGCTTACCCCGCTTTTTCGTGTGGGTCGGTGAGAAGGCTGCCCCGTCGGGGCCATAGATCAGCCCCTTGAGCAGCGCGGGCGTCTCGGCGCGCGTTTTGGCCGCCCGCTTGCGGGGGCTTTCCTGCAGGATCGTATGGACCTTGTCCCAGGTCTCTTGCGCGATGATGGCCTCATGTTCCCCAGGATAACTGTCGCCCTTGTGGACGGCCTCGCCGATGTAGGCGCGGTTGTTCAGCACCCGGTAAAGATACTTCTTGTCCATCCGGTTTCCGTTAGGCGTCAAAAGCCCACGCTGATCGATCTGGCGCGCCAGCTCCGTAGCCGATCCGATTTCAACAAACCTGGCGAACATCCACCTTACATGCTCGGCGCGCTCGGGGTCGATGACCAGCTTGCGGTTTTCAACGCGGTATCCATAGGGCGGCACACCCCCCATCCAGATGCCCTTCCGGCGTGAGGCGGCGACCTTGTCGCGAATGCGCTCGGCGGTCACCTCGCGCTCGAATTGGGCGAAGCTGAGCAGAATGTTCAACGTCAGCCGCCCCATCGAGGTGGTGGTGTTGAACTGCTGGGTGACGGATACGAAGGTAACGCCCGTGCGGTCGAAGACCTCGACCAGCTTGGCGAAGTCAGCCAGCGAGCGGCTGAGGCGGTCGATCTTGTAGACCACGACCACGTCAATCAAGCCGTCCTCGATGTCTTGCATCAGAGCCTTGAGGCCCGGCCGCTCCAGAGTGCCGCCGGACACACCGCCGTCGTCATATTGGTCACGGAGCACCACCCAGCCTTCCGATCGCTGACTGGCAATATAGGCCTCGCAGGCTTCACGCTGGGCGTGGAGGCTGTTGAATTCCTGCTCAAGCCCTTCTTCGCTGGATTTGCGGGTGTAGATTGCGCAGCGCAGTTTGCGCAGGATCGGTTTGTTCATGTCTTCCGGCCCTCCGCTTGCGCTCCGTGCGTTCGCGGTTGCGAACGATCCACCGGATCGTCCGCTGGCCTGCGGCCACCGCCGCTCACCCCCCGATAGTTTTTCAGGCCAAAGAACACCCAGCCATTCCAGCGCGTGCCGGTGATGGCGCGGGCGATGGCGGAGAGCGACTTGTAGGGGCGCCCTTGCCATTCATACCCATCGACCGTCACGGTCACGACATGATCGACCCCCTGCCATTCGCGGATCAGCCTTGTGCCTGCGATGGGCTTGATATCGGTGCGGATGCGGCTTTTCAGGCGATCTCCACCATCGAGATCGTCGCCCAGCCGCGCCAGCCGTTTGAGGGTCTCGGGTTTCAGCCCACCATAGGCCAGTTCCTGGATGCGATAAGCCAGCCGGCTTTCCAGGTAGCGCCGGTTGAAGGGCGGTGGCATGGTACCGAACAACTCGGCCCATTGCTTGCGCAATGACAGCGTTGGTGTGGTTTTCAACGCGGCGATGCGCGCGGGGATTGGATCATGTTTTGTCATGCAGTCCTCCTTTGAATCGGGGTTGCATGAACGCTCTGCTTGGCTGAGTTGTGTAGCGAACTTTCTCCATTTCTGTCAGATGTTTGCGTCGCGCCCCTCTGGCGAAGGCGGACCAGCCCAAGGGCCAACAGACTACACAGCTCAGCTCGCCGTTCCTGGACTCTCATTCGATCGGGGTGCAGAGCATTAGGGCGCTTCATACCAGCATCCATGCGTGTCACTTGCGCTGTTTCGCGCATTCCCGCACAACGATGGTCTTTAATCGAAGAGCGATGGCATCGCGGTCTTTTGCCTGCCAGCGTCGCCGGTACATATCCTGTTCGAGGATATCTTCGGCGTCTTTCTCAAGGCGTTTTCCTAGGCGTGGGTCATCCATGTGGGTCATGGCAGAAGCTCCAGAGCGGCTTCATCCTTGAGCTGGTGCTGAACATGGCCATCCTCAGACAGCGTGATCATAATCAGATGATGGGGCAGCTTGCGCCAAATCGACACGATGGCCGCGGTCTCTTCGTCGCCAGAGCGTTCTGCCGCGCAACACCATTCCAGAACGCGCCCGATCGTGTCAGGCAGCTCATTAGGGTCGCGCGCACCGATTTTCCCAATGACATTGGCAATTTCATCTTCGGGCCAATTGATGCCGATGTCGCGACACCATCCGACGATGTCCCGCCACAAGTCCGGTGCGTCATTGCGAAGGTTCTTGGTCATTTCTTTCTCCTGTCAGGATGATCAATTCCATCGCGCGGTAGCGCGGAGGTGTGACTTTGGCCGTCCTCATCGCCCCGCATAAGGAAGCTGGCGACAAGGATCTTTTCGATTTCTGGCCAATGATCACTGGCTTCAATCCAAGGGGCGAGGTGATCGCGCACATAGGCCATGGCATCGTCCATGAAGCCGCTGAACTCATCGCCGCCCATCGCAACGAAGCTGATCGAGACCGGGCGCGCGACAATGGCGACAACGTCTTGCGGAACATTATGCCTGGCGCGCTCGAGGCGCGTCATCGGCCGGTTGCGGGTGCGGCCGGTGGCCACCAGCAGGTCATCCTTAACGTTTTCAGCGCTCCAGATGGCGCCGGTCGGACCGTCGTTCAGCGCCTCGGCCACATAGGTGACAAAGGCCCAGAACAGGCGATGCTGCTTGCCGTTGCGCGGCTGGGTCGGCTCAATCTTGTAAAACGCACCGTGCCTGAGCTTCTCGAGGGCGAGCTGGCCTGACTTGGAGGCGGGAACCAGCACAGAGCCCTCGCGGCGCACGAAGAATGGAAATGCCATCAGACCCGGGCCGCCTTTTTCACGCGCGATTGAGACATCAGGAGCGTCGGCATGCCGTACCGATTGGCTACCGCGCGCTCGACCCCGCCGCAGCTTTCACCATCAGGAAAGAAGATCACGTTGTTCACAGGCGCCCCTCCATGAGGAAGGGGATCTCGTCGTCCAGTCCCCCGCCCGGTCGGCCACCGGCGCCATACCCCGATCCGCCAGACGCCTTACCGTCAGAGCCGTTGCCATGGCGCCGGTCATCACCGCTATAGGCAGTTCCGCCGCTTTCGCCGCTCGGGCGACCATCGAGGAGCACCAGATCCCCGCGATAGGGACGGAGCGCAATTTCGGTTGTGTAGCGATCCTGGCCCGACTGATCTTGCCATTTACGGGTTTCCAGCTGACCCTCGACATAGACTTTCGATCCTTTCCGCAGATACTGCTCCGCGATCCGGATCAAACCCTCGGCGTGAAGTGTCACCTTGTGCCATTCGACGCGCTCGCGCCGCTCGCCACTGTTGCGGTCTTTCCAAATTTCGGACGTGGCGATGCTGAGGTTGCAGACCTGGCCGCCATTGGCGAAGCTGCGAACTTCCGGATCGCGTCCCAACTGGCCGAGCAGGGTGACTTTATTGATGCTGCCTGACATTACTCTTCCCCTTTTGGCGCCGTTGGGCGGCGAATGATTTCGATGGCTCGCGCCCGGCCTGGCAGCCGGCGGATATGGCCCCGCTCGTCAAGCTGGCGTAGGATGTGATGAACGCCGGATTTGGAGCCCATGTTCAGAGCCTGGGCGATTTCATCGTAGGACGGGGCAAAACCACGCGCCTCGATATGCGCCGTCAGAAAGCTCAGGACCTCATTTTGCCGCCGGGTCAGCATGCGACGCCCTCCCGGGCCTGCTGCCCCTGAGACGGGCCGACAGATGCCTCTCCCGGCTCGACGTATTTGCGGGCCTCAGGGTCAAAATCGAAGCCAAGTTCATTGGCCCGATCCACAACCTGCCTGGCAATTGCCTTGCCTGCCTTCTTGGCTCGACCAAGCAGCGCATTGATGTCCTCAGCCGTATCGATGGTCGGCAGCTTGGTTGCGAACCAATCTGCTTCCGCGTTCCGCGCGATCTGCTCCTCAGACATGGCGTTCAACGCGGCCTTGATGCCCGCGAGAACCTCGCCAAGGCATGTCTTGAACGCCTCGGTCGTGGCTTCGGGTATCGCCATCTGTACAATCCCCGCCGGGTCTTTGCCAAAAGCCGTTTCCGTGGGCGAGAACATCAAATGACGTTCTTTGTTGAACACCGAGATGCGCGCGATCACGTCGCTGTCGGTCAAAACCAGATCCTTCGATCCCCCCTGGATTTTCAGACGCTCCTTGATCGCGTCCCCGTCCATTTTCTCGTCCATATGCGATAGAAGAACGATGTCTTTGCCAAACCCTCGCAGGAGCTTCAGGAAGGCCGAGAAGCGTACCCCGAGTTGACCCCATCCCTGTTGATTGAGCGCACCGCCATAAGACAGGCGCGCATTGTTGGCGATGATGTCCGCGCCGAGCGCGTCGAGCGCCTTGCCCACGGTATCAATCACAATCGTGTCGTAACCTGCGAGATCTGCCGCACGCATATTGGCGATATCCGCCCAGGTCTCGACCTGCACCACATCCTTGCGGTCCACGGCGCGATAGGCGCCCTTGTCAAAATCCAGCAGAAGTGGGCGTGAGGCGGTAAATGCCAGGCTGGTCTTGCCAAGGCCGGGCTGGGAATAAATCGTAAGACAGAGGTTTTTCACCTCGATCGGCTCATCGGCAGTCGTGATTTTCAACGCCATCACGCCACCCGCACGGTCACGCCGTCCTCTCCGCGCGTCAAGGCCGCCCCTGGAACAGCTTCGCCGGCCTGCAGCTGAGCCTTGATCGCCCCCTTGTCCGGCGTCACCACGGTCTTGCACAGCTGCGATGGGACCGCAGCTTCATCGGTGATTTCGACAGAGAGCGCTCCTACGCGCCGTGATACTGTCGCAAGCGGGCGGACCACTTTCTTTTCTCCGGTTGCGTTCAGGATCATCAACAGCGCCTTGTCGGCCGCCTGCCCCCGTGCCTCCATGCGTTTGCGGCGCAGCGACAGCGCATCGCTTTCCGATTTGATCGCTTCTGCCAGCGCGCGGGCAGCCATGCGATCGCGCAAAAGGTGATCGATCATCTCCGCGATATCGGTTTCGCCATCGAGCGTGTCCCAGAACGTCTCCGGGTCAAACTCTTCGCCCAGCATATCGCGCAGCAGCGCGCTGATCTGTTCAATCAAATGCGTATTGATCCGCATCGGTTCCTCCAAAGATAGTGAAGACTGCTCGGCCATAAGGGTCCAGCGGGCCTCAGTGCAGGTCGAGGCCATGGCCGATCAGGAGGAGCAGGTAGCCCGCCGCAAAGATCGATGCCGCGCCGAGGGTATCGCCGACCCACCCGGCGACAGTGCGCCAGTCGTGGCCCGGTGCTGGCGCCATGGTGATCTGGTTCGTGAGGGATGGGCGATCCATATGTTCCTCCTTTGTTCTGGAGGATTGATCGCAAAAAGCGTGCGCGCAGTCAATCGTTAAATGCGCACAAACGCGAGCGCATCTGCGAACGCGCCATCAGAATCGGACTGCGAAGCGGATTTATGATGTTGGTGCGGTGACTTGCGCGCGAAGGATCAGATTTTCCCAGCGGCCCAGATAACCCGACCGATGACCTCAATCTCCGACAGCGACCGCTCGACACTGGGATAGACGGAGCGATTATCAGAAATAATGGTGACGCGGCCGGTTTGCGACGCGCGCCCGATTCTCTTGACCAAAAGCGCATCGCCATTGTCGCGGATCACGAAGATGCCGTCATAACTCAGGTCGCGCTTCGAGACGTCAACCATGACGATGTCATCATCACTCAGCGTCGGGAACATGCTGTCCCCCTTGACCGATATGATCCTGAGATTCTTGGGAGATGTCGTGGTCAAATACGTAAGATAGCCAGGAGGGAACGCCAGTTTGCCGACGGCATCTTCATAAACGATGACCGCCCCGTCACCCGCCGAGGCCTCAACATTGTAGATGGGCACAAGGTCGTCTTCGACCTCATCCTCATAGCTCCCCGGCGGCAAGCCAGCGAGTTCCATAACCTCCGACCGGGGGATACCGTGCTCTGCCAACGCATCCGCAAAGGCCTCCGCCTCGCGCATTGGCAGGATGTCGCCCTTGAAGCGGTCCGGGCTTTCATAGTGCAAATAGCCCGAAGGAGATTTGCCGACCCGCTCGGCCATGGCCCGGACTGACAGCCCAGAGCGTTCCCGGATGGCCTTGAGCCGTTCTGCGGTGGTCGTTTTTTGTTCCATTTGGCTCTTATCGCAAGTCTGTCCGCAAAAGTCCGTGCGTTAAAAGCGAACAAATGGTTTGACACCACGTTCGCAAATGGCGGATATATGCGGTCATGAACCATTCGGCGCCTCACGTCCAGTGCAACTCCCACATCTGCGCTCTAGGACAGCTGCTTTGCGCGCGCCCATCGACGACAACGCAAGCGCGTTTCGCGAACAAAGATGGGGAACATATCGTGAACGAGATCGTGCAATGAACAAACTTGGACATAATGAACGCTCTTATCGCCTGGATGTGCTCGCCGCAGACGCGCGGCGTGGGTTGGAACATGTCACGAAGGGCGAAGAACGCACCATCGGGGGATGGCTCGCTTACGGCCATGCGCTGAACGAGGGGCGCGCACTCTTTCCCGGGGATCGGGAATTCGGTGAATGGGTTCATGCAAATGCGCTCCGACAAGTTGTCGGTGCGGACGGATCCTTGCGCGACATTCAAGATCCCGAGCGTGCTGCTGCCATGTGGGCTGCCGCCAATGCCGACCAATTCGAGCAAGCCCGCCTGCGCGGCAACCCGCGCACGATCCGGGGTATTCACGCCAAATGGAAAGAGATCGAGGCCGAGCGAGACGCCGCGCGGTGCGAGCACGAGCGCCAGACGCAGCAAGAGGCAGAACGCCAGGCCGGTGCTGTAGAGCCTGAGACTGCCCGCATCACCGACGAAGCCGAGGGGACTGGAAAGATCGAGGCGCGGCACGCGGCAGTGGCCCGCGCCGAGGCGCCCGCACAGGCTGTGGTCATCGACGAGGCAAAGGCATCTGATCCTGACGCCGAGGCGCGCAAATCTTTGGCCGTTCTGACCCGCGTGGGTCTGGAAGACGAAGTGCTGGGTCTGCGTGCAGCCTTGGTCGAAGAACAGGCCCGCCGCAGGCAAGCGGAAGCGGAGCGCGACGAATGGAGGGCCAAGTTCCAACACGCCACATCTAAGAGCGATCTGGGCCGCTCCCTGGGCCTGGCGCTGCGCCAGCGCGATACGGCAAAGGGCCGTCTTGGCGAGGAATTGGCCAAGAATGCCCGGCTGGGGCGTCAGGTCAAACGCCTTGAGGCCGAATGCGCCGAGCTTAAGCGCTCTCTTGAGATGCAGGAGATCCCGCTCGGATGACGCCGATTCTTGACCGCATACGCGCCCATGGTGGCGAAGTTATCCGCGATGAATGGCGGATCAGGCTGCGGCGGGGTCGGCTGCCCGCGCCTGCAATCGCTTGGTTGCGCCAGCCGCATATTCAAACGGCGCTGCTCCTGGAAGTCTGGCCTGAGGCGGATGCCTTCGAGGAGCGCGCAGCAATCCGCGAATATTGCGGCGGTCAAGATCGCGCAGCAGCGGAGCGCGCGGCCTACGGGGAGGTCACCGCATGCTGAAGTTTCAGCCTCCAAAGGCGATCCAACTGCGCGATTACCAGGCCGCCGCAATCACAGCCCTGCGCGAGGGCCTTCGCGCCGGCAAGAAACGCCAACTTCTGGTCGCTGGCACCGGGGCCGGCAAGACCCTGACCGCCGCGCATATTCTGTATGAGGCGGCCCAGAAAGGCAGCTATACGCTTTTTATCGTCGACCGGGTGGCCTTGGTGGACCAGACCTCAGCGGTGTTTGAGGCCTACGGCATCCCGCATGGCGTGGTACAGGGCAGCCATCCCCGCTGGTCTCCCAGAGAAAATGTCCAAGTCTGCAGCGCCCAGACCCTCGCACGCCGGGTTTTGCCTCGCGATCCAGACCTGATCATCGTCGATGAGGCACACTGCCAGTACAAGGGAACCCTCGATTACATGGCCGTGCACGCCGAGGCGGTAAAGATCGGCCTAACCGCGACCCCCTTTACCAAGGGCATGGGCCATCACTGGGATGGTGTGGTCAACGTGATCCCAACCCGCGCGCTGATCGAGGCCGGACACCTGGTCGAGCCGCTCATCTACGCCGCCCGCGCCCCCGACGACGCGGAATTGGGCCTGAACAGCTACGGGGAATTCTCTGACCAATCCGCCACGACGGCGGGCATTCAAATCATCGGTGATGTCGTCTCGGAATGGGAGGCAAAGGTCGGGGCGCAGTTCGGAGGGCCCGCCAAGACCATCGTGTTTTCGCCCACCGTCGAGCACGGTCGTGAGCTCTGCGCAGCCTTCGCCGCGGCGGGATATAATTTCCAGCAAATCAGCTATCTGGATCGCTCAGATACGGAGCGCGCCGAAAAGATCGCCGAGTTCCGCAGACCCGATAGCCTGATCCACGGGCTGGTCTCATGCGGGGTGCTGACCAAAGGTTTCGATGTGCCCGATGTGGCGGTCGGCATTTCCTGCAAGCCCTATCGCAAGAGCTTGTCGAGCCACATGCAGGAAATCGGTCGGGTGATGCGGCCGCACCCTGATGTGCCCCAAAAGCTGTGGCTTTGTCACAGCGGCAATATCGAACGCTTCGCGCTCGACATGTTCGACGTCTGGGAGAATGGCGTCGGTCAACTCGACACCGCGACCACGCGCGATAGCACACCCCGCAAGCGGGATCAGCAGGTTCGTGAACGGGTGGTCTGCCCCGAATGCGCAGGGGCTCTGCGTGGCCCGACCTGTATGGCATGTGGATGGGAACGGCCGGCACGGTCGCGCATTCATGCGCTCGAAGGGCAATTGCTTGAGTTCAGACGGCCTGAACATTTGGTGCCCCGCGACGGGCTGCGCGCGGACATCCTTGGCGACCCCCGCAAAGTCTGGGAGGGCGCACTGGCCTATGCAATGGCACATACCCGCAAGAGCGAAGATCATGCCCGGCGTTGGGCCTACGGGATCTGGCGGGGCGTCTATCCGGGCGCAAGGCTGCCCTTCGGCTGGTTTGAAGCACCAGCGCCGATCCTGCCTGATCCCGCGGCCTATGCCTTGGCCGAGCGCGAGACAAAGCGGTTTCGCAAGACCCTCCGGAGGATGTCATGAGCTTGGAGGCTGCGATGCACGATGCCTGCACGGCCGTGGGCATCCGCCCGCCGCGGCGGGCAATTCCGGGGCGCTGGATCGCCTCCCCCGCCGAGGGCAAGGCGGCGAACAATAGCGCGGGTCGCGTGCTGGTCTTTGACGATCGGTCCGGTGGCATTGCCTGGAACTGGATAACGCAGGCGCAGCAGCGCTTCACTGCAGACGGACTCGCCGGCTTGCAAGACGTGCGCGCCCCACGTCGTGACCAAACGGCAGAGGCGCTTGAGCGAGCACGTCAGGCGGCGGCGATCGAGGCGGCCGGGCGCATGGTCGCCGCCGCGCAGCCTGAGCCACATCCTTACCTCGCCAGAAAAGGGTTCGCCGAGGAATGCGGCTTGGTGCTGGATGCTCCGGAAACCTTCGTGCCCGCGGACAGCGTCTTTGACGGCATGCGCTACCAGATTGGGCAGATGACCGCTCCCTTCCTGATTATCCCGGGCCGCATCGCGAAACAGGTCGTCACAGTGCAACTGATCGATGCGGACGGCACAAAGTTGAACATGAAGGCCGCCCCAATGGCCGGAGCAACCCATCGGATTGCCGCGGGTCGCGAGACCTGGGTCTGCGAGGGGATTGCAACGGCTCTCTCTATCAGAGCCGCCCTTCGCCTCCTGGCGCGCTCCGCCACCATCCTGTGCGCATTCTCGGCCGCAAATGTTGCCAAGGTATCTCAACGCATCGCAGGCAGCATCATTGCAGCGGATCACGACAGGCCACTAGAGCAACTGCATGGGCAGGGCACGGGCGCTTTCTACGCCGCCCGTACGGGCCGCGTTTGGACGCAGCCACCTGATCTGGGGGATTTCAACGACTGGCACATGCGCGACGGGCTTCGGCCCGTAGCCCTGCATCTGCGGGAGGTTCGACCACCATAATGCCATCACATCGCCCGCTGCGTCGTGCGGGCACACTCAGGCTTCAAGCGCATCGCAGCGGCCTGAGCGGCATGGGGATGGCAAGGTCCCGGTGCAGCGCCGAAAGCCTGCGACATAGGCTCCCCACAGTAGCCCCCGGACAGTGATGGACGGACGCGAACGAGCCACACGACGCCAGACGCCTTGCCCACACTGGACGCGGGGGCACGACCACCCGCAGCCGCCCACGCATGGCCATCGGAGAGCGTGACGCGGTGCCGCCAGGTCCCGAATGGGAGCGAAGCCACGGTGAAGGGTGACAGCCTGACCCCACCCGCGCCTCACAGCGCAGCCGCTCTGATGGTGTGTGTCTGCGTGTCCCGAGGTCCCAAGACCGAAAACAGCAGCACCCTTCGTCCCGACGACGGGCGAAGTGTGCCCAACGGAACCCTCAGAACCCAGCCCGAAGGACGCTGGGTGAGCTCACGAGGATCAGAGCAGCATGAGCAAAAACAGCATCGGCTGACCGCTGCGCGCGTCGCGTCCGACGCCAAACAGCAGCCCGCTTCAATGGGGTCGGCGCGCAGGACGCCCAATGCCTGCGGAGATTTCGATCCGACGACGGCGGCCGATACCGCCAAACATCAACCGCCGTCGCCTTCCACCCCAAGCAGCCAACCAGAAGAGGAGACCACCCATGGCTTACCCGACTCTGTCCGGCATCGACGCCGGCACAACCCCGAAAATGCCATCGCATTTGGCACCGAACCATACAGTCTTAGCGCTGGATCTAGGCACGACCACAGGCTGGGCGCTGCGTGCCTTCGATGACCTCATCACCAGCGGAACTGCCAGCTTCAAGCCCAGCCGCTATGATGGGGGCGGCATGCGCTATTTGCGGTTCACCAACTGGCTCACCGAGATCGATCGGCTCTCTGGACCAATCGAGGCGATTTATTTCGAAGAGGTCCGCCGACATGTTGCAACGGACGCAGCCCATGTCTTTGGTGGTTTATTGGCTGTCCTCACCAGCTGGGCGGAGTTGCGGGGCGTACCGTATCAGGGCGTGCCGGTCGGGACCCTCAAGAAATTCCTCACGGGCCAAGGCAATGCCAACAAACAGGCCATGGTCGACGCAGTACGCATGCGCGGGTTCAGCCCCGCCGACGACAACGAGGCCGATGCCATCGCCATCCTGCTGTGGGCGATCGAGACGCAGGGAGGGCTGGGATGATGGGCATGCGGTTCACACCCAATGGGTATGGCGGCAACCGCCGTGACCCAGAACAGGTCAAGCGCGATGGCTGGCACGAGCAGGGCGTATTGGCTGTCAGTGTGGATGATCATCGACTGACATGGCCCGAGCGCGAACTCGTCGAACAGCTGGGCACCAAGCTCTATGGCAAGCGGGCCTCAACCAAGGAGGTGCGCCATGGCTGATCGTACCTGGACCGCCGACGACGTCGCCGATCATTTCGAGGAGGCATTCCGCACCCTGCGCAAGCTGCCGCCGGTGAAGGTGCAAGGGTTTTTCAACGCCTGGCCGCAGATCATACGGTCGGACAAGGAGATACTTGCGATGGAGCCCGAGCCCATGCGTGTCCGCCCTTCGACCGCGGCCATCACGCGGCTGGAGCAGACCTTTGACTGGGTGCTGTGGATCGGCGAGGACGAACGTCGCCTGATCTGGTGGCGCGCTGCCCGCCGTCCCTGGAAGGAGATCACCTACGAATTGGGCGTTGATCGCAGCACGGCCTGGCGGCAGCACAAGCTCGCGCTGACCAAGATTGCGACCCGGCTCAATGCTGCAGCTGCATAAAGTGTTGCAACACTTTTGTTTTCGACAGATGCAACAAATTCATGCTATGTGAAGCATATGATGGGGAGAGTACGTCGCGGAGACGTCTCTCCCCGTTTTCGTTGGTGGATACCCCGGTGGCCTCCGGGGTCCAGTGTGGAATCCAGTCAGGGTCTAGCGGGGCTGTGGAACGGTTCGAACGGGTGGTTTCTGAGGGGTAAATGCCAACCGCTTGCCTTGATGAAAACCGTCTCTGAATGGTGTGAGAGAACGGGTGTTCGGGTGCAAATGGTGACCGGTTTTCCAGAAAAAACTGTCTCCGCTCAAAATGCTGCGCCGCGTAACCCATTGAAATTGAACGGGTCCCTCCTGTTCATGACCGTATTCGGGGGGGCGAGGCTCGGGACTTCGCTAGCGTCAGGGCGATTTTTTTGGGAGTCCACCCCGGTCGGAATCCACCCTTGAGCGACTAAAATATTCGTAAAATCAGTGGTCTAGGTGGACCCCGCAGGTGGATACCTGCTGGACTCCGGAAGCCAGCTGGAATCCACCCTGGGGTCCACCTGCGGAATCCAGCCGGACCCCACCGTAGGAAGCCACCGCGCTGCCCGTCGATGGGCGCGCGTGCCAATCTATCGAACAGGATTATCCCCATGCCCCTCGCCTTCGCCCCGGAGCGGATCGAGACCTGGCCGCTTGCGCGCCTGCAGCCCTACGCGAAGAATGCAAAGATGCATGGGCCTGACCAGGTCGCGAAGATCGCCGCCAGCATGGCCGAGTTCGGCTGGACCGTGCCTTGCCTCGTGGGCGAGGACGGGGAGATGATTGCTGGTCATGGCCGGGTGCTGGCGGCAACGCAACTCGGGCTCGCCGAAGCGCCGGTGATCGTGCTCGGGCACCTGACCGAGGCGCAGCGCCGGGCCTATCGTTTGGCTGATAACAAACTGACAGAACTCGGAACCTGGGATGAGGCGCTGCTGTCGGCAGAACTACAGGATTTGCTGGCGGAGGATTACGACCTGTCGCTGATCGGGTTCGACGACAGCGAACTCGATGCCTTGCTTGCAGGCGACGGTGAGGAGACCACTGACACCCGTGAGGCCGAGGACGTGGTTCCCGAACCGCAGGAAGAGCCGATCAGCCGCCCCGGCGATCTCTGGCTCCTCGGCAACCACCGGCTTCTCTGCGGCGATGCGACCGTTTCCACCGACGTAGATCGGCTTTTGGACGGGACGCAGGCGGATCTGTGTTTTTGCGATCCGCCCTATAACGTCGATTATGCCGGCGGCGCTGGCGCGGAAAAAGCCGGCAAGGGGCGGCGGATCAAGAACGACGCTCTCGGTGATGCGTTCGGTCAGTTTCTCCAGGACGCCTGTGTGCTGATCAACCTGCACACGCAAGGCGCGGTCTATATCTGCATGTCGTCGAGCGAGTTGCATACCTTGCAGGCTGCGTTCAAGGCGGCGGGCGGACATTGGTCGACCTTCGTGATCTGGGCCAAGGACCGGTTCACGCTCGGGCGTGCTGATTACCAGCGGCAATACGAGCCGATCCTCTATGGCTGGCCAGAGAGCGCGAAGCGCCATTGGTGCGGTGACCGTGATCAAGGCGATGTCTGGCAGATCGCACGCCCCCATAAGAACGACCTGCATCCGACCATGAAACCCGTGGCGCTGGTGGATCGGGCGATCCGCAATTCCAGTCGGCGGGGTGATCTGGTGTTTGACCCCTTTGGCGGCAGCGGCACGACGCTGATCGCGGCCGAGACCACAGGGCGTCGGGCAGCGCTCTTGGAACTCGATCCCCGATATGTCGATGTGATTGTCCGGCGCTGGCAGCAGTTCACGGGTAAGGAGGCCATACTTGAGGGGTGCGGGACGACCTACGCCACGCTGAAGTCGAAACGCGAGGGCAAATGAAACAATCGCGCCTCATGTCGCTGGTCGAGGCCGTCGCCAACGTGGTCGTCGGCTACGGCGTTGCGGTCGTGACGCAGATCCTGATCTTCCCGATCTTCGGCCTGCACACGACGCTCGCGCAAAATCTGCAAATGGGCTTGCTGTTCACCGCCGTCAGCATAATCCGCTCGTTCCTGCTGCGGCGGATCTTCGAGGCCATTCGGGTGGCAAGACCCGAGGGTTAGATCAGGCCGAGGTCTTTCAGGCAGCTTGCCGTGTCCATCAGCTGATGGGTCGGAACCTCGACCGTGATGGTGAAGCTGTCGGCGTAAGTTTTACCGTAGACGCCTCCATCGTCCATCAGGGCCATCTCGATCTCTTCAAGGACGACGGTGATGCGGCTGCGATCAAAATGTTCGGGCAGTTTCCGAATGGGGAGCCGAATGCTTGTGGTTTCCATGGGGGTTACTCTGCGTGTTTGCCCTCCTTGAAGGCGCTGTCGGTAATGCGCTTCAGGAGTTCGGCGTAATGGTCGAGGTTGCCGACATGGCCCCAATGGACCTCGTCGGGGTGGGTGTTGAAGTGTTCGTCACTCAGCGCCTGTAGGCGCGCGAGCATCGTGTCGATCTCTGCCTTTTTCTCGATGAACGCGGCCAAGGCTGCGGTCTGGTTCCGACGCTGCGTAGTGGCCGGGTTTAGGCGTGTCATCGCGGGAGCTCCTCGGGCTGAAATTTCATCCGTTTCTGAACCCAGGTTCGCTCTGATGCGGAGGCTTATCAACGATATAAGAGCATGATTTCGAATGATAATCGGAGCGCGACATGGAGGGCATGAGCGAGCGCCAATACGCGACCCGTGTCGGCCTTTCGCGCGGCGCGGTCCAAAAAGCCAAGGCATCCGGGCGGCTGGTTCTGCATGAGGATGGCAGCATCGATGCGGTTGCCAGCGACGCCCTGCGCACTCAGGCGACCGACCCGTCAAAAACGCGCAAGACCCCGCAGCCGAACCTGAAGCCCGTTTCCGAGGCGGCGGTCTCCGCCGTCGGCGAGACGCTCCGCGAACAGGGGCTGAGCGCACCGCAGGTGGGCGGTGGGACGACATTTCTGCAGGCGAAGACCGCAAACGAGGTGCTGAAAGCACAAGAGCGGCGGATCCGGCTGCAAAAACTCAAGGGTGAATTGATCGACCGGGCGCGCGCATTGTCGCTGGTGTTTCGGCTTGCCCGGCAGGAACGCGATGTCTGGGTCAACTGGCCAGCTCGTGCGGCGGCCCTCATGGCCGCGGACCTCGGCGTAGAGCCTGCAGCCATGCAGAAGGTTTTGGAAAAACATGTCCGTGCCCAGCTCGACGATCTCGCCGAGGTCAAACCCGACCTTCGGTGATGCGCACGCCTCAAGTAGCGAAGCAGTAGGCGAACAACTCGACGATTTCGACGGCGCGGCCGAGATCCTGCGCGCCTGGGGCGCTGGCCTTACGCCAGATTCCGATCTGACCGTCTCTGAATGGGCAGACCGGCACCGGATGCTGTCGGGGCGGTCGGCCGCAGAACCCGGGCGGTATCGCACCATGCGCACGCCCTATATGCGCGAGATCATGGACCGGCTGTCGCCGGGTGACCCCACGCAACGCGTCGTGTTCATGAAGGCCGCACAGGTCGGAGCGACCGAGGCAGGCAATAACTGGATCGGCTTTGCGATCCATCAGGCGCCAGGGCCAATGCTGGCGGTCCAGCCGACGGTGGAACTCGCCAAGCGAAACTCGCGCCAGCGGGTTGATCCGCTGATCGAAGAAAGCCCCGAGCTCCGAGAGAAGGTCAAACCGGCCCGATCCCGCGACGCGGGCAATACGATGCTGTCCAAGGAATTCGCGGGCGGCATTCTGATCATGACGGGCGCGAACTCGGCAGTCGGGCTGCGCTCGACCCCGGCGCGTTACATCTTCCTTGATGAGGTCGATGCCTATCCGGCCTCGGCCGACGAGGAAGGCGATCCGGTCTCGCTGGCCGAGGCACGGTCGCTGACATTCGCGCATCGGCGCAAAATCCTGCTGGTGTCCACCCCGACAATCCGGGGGTTGAGCCGGATCGAGCGCGAGTTCGAGGCTTCTGACCAGCGGCGCTTTTTTGTGCCATGCCCGCATTGCGACGCCATGCAATGGCTGAAGTTCGAGCGGCTGCAGTGGCAAAAGGGTCAGCCCGAGACGGCCGAATACCACTGCGAGGCCTGCGACAGGACCATCGCAGAGCATCACAAAACGGCGATGCTGGAAGCGGGTGAATGGCGTGCGACAAGCACATCCGCCGACCCGAAAACCGTGGGGTATCACCTCTCCGCGCTCTATTCCCCCATCGGCTGGATGAGCTGGATGCAGATCGCCCGGGCCTGGGAGGCAGCACAGGGTTCGGACGAGGCAATCAAGGCATTCCGCAACACGACCCTTGGAGAAACCTGGATCGAAACGGGTGAAGCGCCCGATTGGCAACGGCTCTATGACCGCCGCGAGACTTGGAAACCCGGCACGGTTCCGGCGGGCGGGCTCTTCCTGACGGCCGGGGCCGATGTGCAGAAGGACCGGATCGAGGTCGACGTCTGGGCTTGGGGGCGCGGTTTTGAGTCCTGGCTCGTCGATCACGTCGTCATCGAGGGCGGCCCGGATCGGCCTGATGCGTGGTCAGAATTGACCGCGCTCTTGGATCGCAGCTGGCCCCACGAATGCGGCGCGCATATGAAGATCGCCCGGCTGGCCATCGACACGGGCTATGAGGCCCCGGCGGTCTATGCCTGGTCGCGAAAAGCGGGCTTTGCGCAGGTGGCCCCGATAAAGGGCGTTGAAGGGTTCAACCGCTCGAGCCCCGTTTCGGGGCCGACCTTCGTTGATGCGACCGAGGGCGGCAAACGGCTCCGGCGAGGCGCCCGGCTCTGGACGGTGGCAGTCTCGACTTTCAAGGCCGAAACCTACCGCTTCCTGCGGCTGGATCGGCCGACGGACGAGGAACGCGCAGAAGGGGCGGTGTTTCCACCGGGAACGATCCACTTGCCGAAATGGGTGGAAAGCGAATGGCTGAAACAGGTCGTGGCGGAACAGCTGGTGACGGTCCGCACGAAACGCGGCTTTGCCAAGCTCGAATGGCAGAAATTGCGGGAACGCAACGAGGCGCTGGATTGTCGGGTCTACGCCCGCGCTGCCGCTTGGATCCTTGGTGCCGACCGCTGGTCAAATGCACGATGGGAAGAATTGGCCGCGCAATTCGCGGTCGCTGATGCAGGTGGCGCCGTGACCGGAGCGGCTTTGCAATCGACCCGAAAAGCGCAGGTCCGCCGCGTCGCACGGTCAACATATATGGGATGAGGTCGTAAAATCAGTGCAGCCGCTTCGCGCGGCTGCGTTCGAATGCCTCAAGCGCGGCTTTACGCTTTTGGGCAATTGAACGGATGCTTTCGGCAATGCGGTCCGCGCCGAAATCCACGGGATTGAAGGGGCCGCCATACCAGCGCACCAAGTCTTTGCGCTGCGGATGCCGAGGATTGGCCATGGCTTCGACGAAGTCCATGAACCCGGGAGGGCCGCCCACATCCTCAGGTGGGGCTGTGCGCTCACCATCAATAAAGGTTGGATAGTCGGTGCCGGGAGTTGCGTCGAGGACCTCCTCCACAATGACGCGGTGATGCCAGTCATCGCCAAAATCGTAGGTGTAAAGAAGTTCGGTCACACCACGGTCCACAAGTGTGCCGAGGCGCATGCCCTTGGCCTGATAGATCTTGCGGCCCCAGACCGCATCCTCGGGATCGGGTTCGCCATAGACACGTTCGCCCACGGCAAACTGATAAAGATGGTAGTTCTCCCAGGGCATGACCGCCTGAATGATCTCGTGCAGGGCGCGAAGATTGGTCGTCAGGCTGACGTCAACGCGCCGCCAGATGAGTGGAGCGATATGTTCGAGTTCAATCCTGATACGGGCGATCTTGGTAGACATGGCACGGCCTGACGGTGGTTTTGCTCCGAACTTAAAAGGTGATGGCGATGACCACAATCACAGACCTGCGCGCCCGCCGGGAAGCGCTCTCTGCACAACGCGCCTCGGGCGTTGCCCGCGTCAGCTACGATGGAAAGTCTGTGGACTATCGCAGCATCGTAGAGATCGACCGGGCCATAGAGGCGCTCGACCGTGAGATCGCTGCGGCCGAGGGGCGGCGGATCGTGCGTCATGTCCGCGTTGCGACCGCCAAGGGGCTCTGAAACAAATGGGGATGTTTGACCTCTTTCGCCGCCCCAAGCCGGGTGGCCCTGAAGCAATGCGCGCGCGGCTTGAAGGCGCGATGGCCAAGCGTCGCTTGCGAGGCTGGAACCCACCGCTCGAGAACATCAACGCCCTGGTCGCCTCGGGTGGGCCGCGACTGCTGGCCCGCTCCCGCGAGCTGGTGGTGACGAATGGGTACGCAGCGAACGCATGTGAGGCTTTTGCCGCGAACCTCGTTGGCGACGGGATCAAACCGTCTTCGCTCATTGGCGATGCCGACTTGCGCGACCAGGTCCAGAAGCTCTGGCTCGCTTGGACCGATGAGGCGGATGCCGATGGGCTGACCGACTTCTACGGCCTGCAGGCCATGGTCGCGCGGGAGATGTTTGTGGCGGGCGAATGCTTTGTGCGCTTGCGCCCGCGCCGGGCGGAGGACGGGCTTCTTGTGCCTCTGCAATTGCAGCTTCTGCAATCCGAGATGCTGCCTTTTGAGAAAACCGAGACCGACCCAAATGGAAACCGCATCCGCTGCGGGATCGAGTTCGATCTGATCGGGCGGCGGGTGGCTTATCACTTCCGTCGCCGCCATCCGGGCGACAGTACGGACCAGCGGGTGGCTGTGCCCGAGACGGTGCGTGTGCCTGCCGAGGAGGTGCTGCACATCTACCGGCCGATTGATGCCGGCCAGATCCGGGGTCTGCCGCATGTGGCGCCTGCGATGGTGCGGCTATTCCTGCTCGACCAATACGATGACGCGGAACTCGACCGCAAAAAGACCGCGGCGATGTTCGCGGGCTTCATCACCAAGACGGCGCCCGACGACCCAATGATGGGCGAAGGTGAGGCCGATCTCGACGGAGCCGCCATCGCCAGCCTTGAGCCGGGAACGATGCAGGTGCTGCTGCCGGGCGAAGATGTGAAGTTCTCGAGCCCTGCCGATGTTGGCGGTGGCTATGAGGCGTTCCAATACCGCACGCTCTTGGCGGTCTCGGCCTCGCTGGGTCTGCCCTATCACCTGGTCACCGGCGATGTTCGGCAGGCGAACTATTCGAGCCTTCGGGCCGAACTGGTCGAATTCCGTCGACGGATCGGTCAGCTGCAGCATGGTGTCATGGCCCATCAGCTGTGTCGCCCGATCTGGCGGCGCTGGCTGGAAACGGCTGTTCTCTCAGGCGCCTTGGATGCAGATCCGGTTGTCGCGCGACCCGTCCAATGGATCCCGCCACGGTGGGATTGGGTCGATCCGTTGAAGGATATCCAAGCGCAGGTGCTGGCGATGGAGGCCGGGCTCACCTCGCGGCGCAAGGTGGTCGAGGCCACGGGCTACGACATCGAAGAGGTCGACCGCGAGAACGCCGCGGATGCCAAGCGCGCAGCAGACTTGGGCCTGACCTATCGCGCCAGCCCCGGCGAAACCCAGGGGGCAAGGGCAACGCCCGTCCAATTGCCCGATCCAAATTCGAGTGACGGACCGTCCGACAATAACTCGGGCACCGACCTACAACAGGAGTAACCCCATGAAATCCTGGTACACGATCCGTGCCCGCACCTTGGGAACGGAAGTGCTGATCTATGACGAAATCGGCGCCTATGGCGTCACGGCAAAGGGCTTTCTGGCCGAACTCGGCGCCTTGCCCGACGATGCAGCCATCGATCTGCGCCTCAACAGTCCCGGCGGATCGGTCTTTGACGCGGTCGCCATTTACAACGCGCTAAAGCGCCATGCGGGCGACATCACCGTCTGGATCGATGGCATCGCAGCCTCGGCCGCGAGCTATATCGCCATGGCGGGTGATACCATCATCATGCCGGAAAACGCTTTCCTGATGATCCATGACCCGTCGGGGCTCGTCATGGGCACGGCCGCGGACATGCGGTCCACGGCCGAGGCCCTCGACAAGGTCAAAGGCAGCCTGATCCAAGGCTATGCGGCAAAATCAGGTAAAGCTGACGACGAAATCGCCATCCTTATGGCGGCCGAAACCTGGCTCGATGCCAAAGATGCGCTGGAACTCGGCTTCATCGACCGCATCGCCGCGCCCGTGAAACTCGCCGCGTCCTTTGACGTGGCGCGCTTCCGCAACGCGCCGCCGGAAGTGGTGGAAGCGGCAAGTGAGGCAGACAAGCCTGCAGCCCCGGAGCCCCATTCCGAGGGTGTTGCAGACGCCAACACCCTGCTTGACCCTGAACGCCCGGCTGCGGAAGCGCCAACCATGGCCGCAAGTGAGGCCACAATGACCGACACCGCGACGGTGCGTGCAGAGGCCATCGCCCATGCGCGCGCCGTGATCGATCTCTGCCGCCTTGCCGGTCAGCCGCAAATGGCGGGCCGCTTCCTCGAGGAGGACGTGGGCCTCGACGAGGTCCGAAATCGCCTTCTCGCGGCAAAGGCCGAAGCCACCCCCGACATCACAGCGGCCCATGCCCAGCCCGGGCGTGCGGCCACCACCCAATCCTGGGGCGATGTGATCGCCCGCACCTTCAAGACGAAAGGCTAACGCATCATGACGACGCTCACTGAAGGCAAACACGCGGGCGGCTTCCTCGTCTGGGAAACATCGCGCGATTACACCCGAGAAACCGTCACCATCGCGTCCGGGGCTGGAAAGCTCGAGCCCGGCACCGTGCTCGGCAAGATCACCACGGGCGGTAAATACACCGGGCTCGCACCGGCCGCGACGAACGGCAGTCAGAATGCCGCCGCTATTCTCTGGGCGGGCGTTGACGCGTCATCCGCCGATGCGCCTGGCGTCGTGGTCCTGCGCGGCCCCACGCTTGTGAACCAGCATGAGCTCGTCTGGCCTGATGGTGCAACCGAGGCCCAGATCACCGCCGCCACCACTGCGCTTGCTTCGCTCGGCATCATCCTGCGCTGAGCCCTCTGACATAAGGATCCCCACACATGGCAACCATGGACATCTTTGAGGGCGACGCCTTCAGCATCATTGAGCTCACCCGGGCTCTGGAAAACATCCCCTTCAAACCGGCGATCCTGTCGGGCTCTGGCCTCTTCGGCTCGCGCGGCGTGCGCCAACGCACCGTGATGATCGAAAGCCGCGATGGCACGCTGTCGTTGATCCCGTTCTCGGAACGTGGCTCGGCCTATGAACAACAGGTGCCCGAACGGCGCGACATGCGCGCCTTCGTCTGCCGCCAGTTCAAGAAGCAGGATGTTCTCTGGGCCTCGGAAATCCAGGGTGTCCGGGACTTCGGCTCGGAGACAGCAGTCCAGCAGCTACAGTCCGAAGTGGCCGTCAAGATGAGGCGGCTGCGCAACGACGCCGAGGCCACTTTCGAGTTCCACCTCTTCAACGGCATTCAGGGCGTGGTGAAGGACCCGAAGGACGGCGCGACCGTCATCAATTACTACACCGAATTTGGCATCACCCCGGCGGCCGAGGTCGACTTCGATCTCGACAACCAGTCGCCCGCCTCGGGCGCACTGCGCAAGCGTTGCCAGTCGCTGATCGAAAGCGTCGAGGATAGTCTTGGCGGCTTGGCCGCAGGTCAGGTGCAGCTGCGCGCCGAATGCGGCTCGGCCTTCTTTGCCGATCTCGTGGCCCACAAGGAGGTGCGCGAGACCTATCTCAACACCGCAGCCGCCGCCGATCTGCGCGGCCGCGTGGGCGAAGAGGTCAGCTTTGGCGGCATTACCTTCCGCCGCTACCGCGGTGGCCTCGGCTTTGGCGTGCCGACTGACAAGGCGTATTTCTATCCCGAAGGCGTCGAGGGCCTGTTCGAGATCTACTACGCCCCAGCCGACACGTTCGAGACGGTGAACACGCTCGGCCTGCCGCTTTATGCGCGCATGATCCCCGACCGCGACCGGGACGAGTGGGTGCGTCTCGAGATCGAAAGCAACCCGCTGCCGATCTGTACCCGGCCGCAAGTCTTGCGCTCGGCCAAGCGGACCTGATGAGCGCCTTTACTGACGCCCTCGGGGTGCTGTTCCTCGATGCCAATCTCTCGGTCGAGATTTGGCATCGGGACAGCGAAGGGCAGTTTACGCGCGCCCGGGGCATCTTGCGCCGCCCCGATGAGATCACCGAGTTCGGAGCGGCGCGGCTTATGTCAGACACCACTCGGATCGATGTTCGGGTGGTGGATATTCCAGACCCTCGACCTCAGGAGCAGATCCTGGTCGGGGACGAAACCTTCCTGATCCAGGGCGAGCCGCGGCGTGACCGCGAGCGGCTCATTTGGACGATAGAACTGACCCCCGCATGAAATTGGGCCTGGACATCACACCCGACCTCGTCGCCGTGATGGCCGCCGAGATCAAAGCTGGCGAAAAGGCCGTCAGCGCCGCGATGCGCGAAGCTGGCTCGGACCTGAAATCCGCCTGGCGCGGGCAGATCACCCAAGCGGGCCTTGGCCGGAGGCTTGCGAATTCGATCCGGAGCCAGACCTATCCCAAGGCCGGTGAAAGCTTGAAAGCCGCTGCGCTGGTTTGGTCGAAGGCTCCGGTCATCGTGGGCGCGCACGACACGGGACCGCTGATCCGCTCGAAAGATGGGTTCTGGCTGGCCATCCCGACGGCGGCTGCTGGCAAAGGCCTGAAAGGCGGCCGCATCACGCCTGGGGAATGGGAACGGCGGCGGGGGCTACGCCTGCGGTTCGTCTATCGGCGCCGGGGGCCAAGCATCTTGGTGGCCGACGGGCGGTTGAACAGTCGCGGGTTGGGCGTTGCCTCGCGGTCAAAAACGGGCCGTGGAAAATCGACGGTGCCGATCTTCTTGCTGGTGCCGCAGGTCAAGCTGCCGAAACGGCTGGACCTCGACCGCGACGCGGAGCGGGCTTTCGACAGCGTGCCGGGGTTGATCGTGGCTAACTGGATCGACGGCAGCTATGGTGACGGCCGCCAAGCGGCGTAACCCGCCGCTCGCTACCCCGAATAGAGAAAATACACTGCCTTGGATACATTCCTTCCCAAGCACGGAAATCTGAGAGGTCTTGCCTGCGATTGTGGTTCAGCCTAGTCATTCTGTATGTCTGAGCGTGACCACCCACAATACCCCGACGATCCGCGGACCCCTGTCCCGAACTGGACTCCAAGACCGGCGTGCCGTGTGCGCACGCTTGAGGGACGCACGGTACGCATCGAGCCGCTCGACGCCACACAGCATGCGCAAGCATTGTGGGATGCGTTTGGTGGCGAGGCGATAAACGAACGCATCCGTTGGTTTGGCTGGCCGATGCTGTTCACGCCCGATGAGTTGATGCAGAAACTGGACGGTTTTGCTCAAATTGCCGGTTGGTCCACTGCAGTCATGGTGGTCGCTGGCCAGCCGGTCGGAATGGCCAGCTACATGCGGGAAGACGCAACGAATGGCGTAGTAGAGATAGGTGCGATTGCACACTCAGCTGCTTTAGCCAAAACCGTTGCCGCAACTGAAGCGCATTACCTGCTCATGTGGCACGCCTTTGCGCTTGGATACCGGCGGTACGAGTGGAAATGCGATAACGCCAATGAACCCTCGAAACGGGCGGCGGCGCGTCTGGGCTTCACATATGAAGGCATTTTTCGGCAACATTCAGTCAGACACGGACATAACCACGATACAGCTTGGTTCTCTGTCCTCGATCAAGAGTGGCCCGATAGAAAAAGAGGTTTCGAGTCCTGGCTGGACCCAGCCAACTTCGATGAGACAGGAAAACAACGCCAACCACTGAACTTGAGCGCAACCCAGGGTTGAAGTCGCCGTTCGTCGGCTGCGAAGCATGGATCGTTTCACGCTCCAAGTGGACCCTCTCTGAACTCGAAACAGAGCGACGACCATGCCCACCAAACGCGAAACCATCCTCGCCGCGCTGCATGCGCGGCTTTCGGTGCTTCCCGCCATCGCGCTGCGCGGCGAGGTACTGCCCGAGCGCGTCCCGGCCACCGGCCTGTTGATCTTGCGCGACGGTGAACCAGGCGAACCGGAGGTCACGCTGTCGCCTTTGGCCTACCACTACCAGCATCGCGCCGAGATCGAGGCCGTTGTGCAGGGCACCGCAAGTGACGCCGCCTTCGACATGCTGGCTGCCAGCATCGGCGCAGCAATCACCGCCGACCGGACGCTAGGCGGGCTCTGTGACTGGGTCGAGGCCGAAGCCCCGCAGCCTGTCGACCTGCCTGTCGAGGGCGCGGCGAGTCTGAAGGCGGCCGTGATCCCGGTGGTGCTGCACTATTCAACGACTGACCCGCTGGGGTGACTTCGCGGCGAGCCTGAAGGCCGCGTTCGGCGGGACGATAGTCCACTGGACTGTCGTCTCATCCGCCTCACTCCCGGTGGTGCTCCACTATTCCATGGCCGACCCACTGGCCTGACCCCGACAACCCGAGGAGAACACCATGGCACGAGCCCAAGGGGCGCGGGCGCAAATGGCGCTCGCGTTCGAGACGACATACGGCACGCCGCCCGTGAGCAGCTTTACCAAGATGCCCTTCGCGAGCACCACGCTGGGGGCGGAACAGCCGCTACAGACCTCAGAACTCTTGGGCTATGGCCGGGATCCGCAGGCGCCGATCAAGGATGCGGTGACGGCGGACGGTGATGTGGTCGTGCCGCTCGATGCTGAGGCCTTCGGCTTCTGGCTCAAGGCCGCTTTTGGCACCCCGACGACCACCGGCGCCGGGCCCTACACCCACGAGTTCCGCTCTGGAAACTGGGCACTGCCGTCCTTCTCGGTCGAGACCGGGATGCCGGAGGTGCCGCGCTTTGCGATGTATTCCGGCTGCATGGTGGATAGCCTCAACTGGCAGATGGCCCGGTCCGGATTGCTGACCGCGACAGCCAGCATCGTGGCCCAAGGCGAAAACATCGCTACGAGCACCGCGGCGGGCACACCCGCCAATATCGCGCTGAAACGCTTTGGTCACTTCAACGGGTCGATCACGCGCAATGGCTCCAACATCGGTAACGTTGTCTCTGCCGACCTTACCTATGCCAACAATCTCGATCGCATCGAGACCATCCGCGCCGACGGCAAGATTGACGGCGCGGACCCTTCTATCGCTGCGCTGACCGGTAATGTCGTCGTGCGCTTTGCCGATCAGACGCTGGTGACGCAAGCGATCAACGGCGAGGCCTGCGAGTTGGAGTTCTCCTACTCGTTGCCCACTGGCGAGACCCTGACCTTGACCGCCCACGCCGTTTACCTTCCGCGTCCCCGGATCGAGATATCGGGGCCACAAGGGGTGCAGGCCACCTTCGACTGGCAGGCCGCCAGCGACCCGGTATTGGGCCGGATGTGCACCGTCACGCTGACCAATGACCGCGAGGATTACTGATCATGCTTCGCCTGAACCTCTCAACTGAGCCCCGTTGGCTTGATCTCGGCCACGGCGTGCGCCTGCTCGTAGAGCCCCTGACCACCGCTATTATGCTGGCCGCGCGGAGCGATCCGACCATTGTCGCCGCGGCTGTGGAAGCGGACAGTGATGCGGCGCATTCCAACGACGACCTTGCGCGCATCGTGGCCAAGGCCGTTGCCCGAATTGTTGTCAAGGACTGGGACGGTGTGGGTGATGAGAACGGCAAACCGCTGCCGCTGACACCCGAGGGCATCGACGCCCTGCTGGAGCTTTGGCCGATCTTCGAGGCCTTCCAGACCAACTACATCGCGGGCGCGCTCATTCTGGACGCAGAAAAAAACGCCTGACCGCTCTCGCCGACTGGGAGTTCGGCGGGGGCGGTGAGTATTGCGCGGCATGTTCCTCCGCATGCCCGGAATGTCCGCGTAGCCTTCATAAACCGCTGACCCTCGAGGGCTGGCAAGTCTGGGACCTTGTCCAGCGCCTCGGTGGCCAGGTTCGGGTTGCGGGCGGGATGAGCGGCGGCGCGGTTCTCGGCTGGGACATGGGCGCCGCTCTGCAACTCGGGGCTGCCCTCGGGCTCTCGCCCCTCATCGTCGCGGAACTCTTGCCACCCATTGAGGCAGTGATGGTGCGCAAGATCAACGAAACCCTGCAGGCCGGATCAGGCCTGACCTGACCTCGTTTCCATTGGGAACCAGGTCTTACGCTTTGAGGACGTCTTTCCATGGCAGAAAAGCGCGTCTCCGTCCGACTTTCCGCGACGGGCGGCCGACAAGTGCGTGCTGAGCTGGAAGGCGTTGGCGAGGCCGGGTCGCGGGGCTTTGGCCGCCTCAGTCGTGAGATGGACCAGGCCAATGCGCGCATGGCGGCCTTTGCGCGGCGCGCGCGGGTCGCGGCGACGGCGGCGGCCACAGCACTTGCTGCGGCCGTTGTCTCGATGACCCGCTCAACAGTCGCGGCCGCCAATGAGATCGGCCAGCTCTCTCAGGTGGCCAATGCGAGCCCGGAGGTCTTCCAGCGTTGGTCGGCGGCCTCGGCCACGGTGGGGATCGAGCAGGAGAAGCTCGCCCAGATCCTGCAGGATGTGAATGACCGGGTGGGCGACTTCCTGCAAACGGG